ATGTATATGTATAAGTTGCACCATTTCCAGTTATAACATTAACTTTACCTTCATGTAAAAGCTCAGTGATAGCCGCAGTTCCAACTAAAGAAACTACTCGAGCCGAAACATCACAAACTCTTTTAATCTCAGCAGCTGTTGCATCACCTACAGTCGCAATAGTTAAAGCTCCTGTATTTGCCAATGTAGCATCACCACTAATTGCTTGAGCAGCTGCAGCTCCAGCTGCACTTCCAACCAAAACATTAGTATCTGCTAATACTATCTCTCCTGCAGATACAGAACCTATAGCATTAAAAACACAGCTTGTTTTTGTACCTATATTCTCATACAAGCCGGTTGTACCAGTAGCGACATCAGTATCTATAAACAAACAACCTTTAGCAAAACCAGTTGTTGTATCAGTAGGAACTGTCGTACCAGTAGCTAATAGCGCATCATCATTACTATCCTTAAGCAAATAAGTAACGCTACTAACAGTATATCCAGTAAGCTGTAAATAGTGTCTAAGGAAATGTATTTTATTTCCTACAACATCTATTCCAGCTTTAATTAATTCTCCAGCAACTGACATAATTCCTCCTATCGCTGATAACCGATATCTATGTTTCTAAGATTAACTACACCTGCAGCATGCGTATCATTGAGAAAATAGAAAAATGGTACAACTACTTCAGTATCATCAAAAGTAAAAGCTGCAGTTGTTGTAGGAGCTACTCCATCTATAAGATAAGTAACTACACCCGCACTAGAAACTCTAACTTCAAGAGTATGTGTAGCAGTATCTATCCAAGTATCTGTTGTATCAGTAGTAGCTCCAACAGTATTAAGAATAGTTTCAATATTAATAGCGCCGCTAATAACATTTAAACATGCCAGCTCATCATAATCATCTATATTAGCCTGATAAGCTTCAAGCTTCCTAAATCCAACAGCACAATCATCAGTACCAGATATATCCTCAATAGTAAAATATACCTGAATATAAAAAGCTGCATCAGTACCAACAGTAAAGCTACCATTACAACCTGCTAAAATTCCAGTACATATCTCAATACCATCATCATCAACATCATCCTGATTAATATTCAAACCTCCTGCAACTGCACTAGGTGCAAGAACTGTCTGTGTTCCAAGAACATGCCACTCAAAAATATTCTTTCCAGTAAACATTACATTTTCATGGCCTGCAGTTCCAGTAGCTGCTCCACCTGCTTTAGCAGATGACACTATCTCATTAGAGAAATCATCATAAATTCTCTTATAAGGTGCACTATAAGAATTAGTAACAACTTCATAACCTATACCATTAGAGTAAAAACTCACAGCATCAAAGTCATGTGATACACCACCTAAAATAGCTCCATTAGGAGCCTTTACTCCTACTGAATAAGGTGGAGTTAGAGACTGTGCAAATACAGTCAAAGTCTCACCCTCAACTTCTTTCGGCTGAGGGAGTGTAATAAAAACATTAGCAGTAGTAGTCGTAACTCCTACTACCAAATCCCTATTAGTCATTGTATAAGCAGCAGATTTAAAAGCAACTCTAGGATGCAGTAAACCTCCATCTATACGTCTTCCATCTGATTCTAAACTCATTAGTTAATTCCTCCTAAAAATTATTTTAGTCCGATTACTTCATCTATATCACCCTGAAGTTCCGATACCTTTGGTTTAGCCTTGCGAGTGTTACTTTTTTTAGTATTAGCAAACGCAGGCTTTTTTCTCTGAGCAACTTTCTCAGTCTTTTCAACGCCCTCTTCTAACTTAAGTGCTTTATAAGCACGTTCCGCAGTTTTATCCAGAACCTCTTTAACAGTAAAATCTGGATTCTCAACAGTAATCTCATTAGCAATAGTTGAAACATATTTAGGTATACTAGCAAGTTCTGGATTAGACTCAAAAAACGTAGATTTAATATGTTTTAAATCATCTGCTCTTTGTACAAACCTACTAACAACCTCAGGAGTAGAAGTCAAAGCTGCTTCAACAGAAGAATTTTTAATAGCTCCTGCAACGTCTAGAATAAAGCCAACAAACTTTTCTTTATCATCTATAAGTTCCTGAGGATCACCTAAAGTCTCCATTAAAGCTTCTACTGTAACTGGTTTAGAAACTTCCTTAGCTTCAGGAATAACATTTTTAGCATTTATTTCCTTCTGAAAAGCTTCATTCTCTAACATAAGCTTACGCATAGCAGGAGTTATTTCTTCTTCCTCTATTACTTCTTCTAACTTCTCTTCAGGTTTAATTACTTCTACTTCTTCTACTACTTCTTCAGGCTTAATCTCTTCCTCTATTACTTCCTCTTCTATTACCTCTTCTTCAATAGGTTTAACTATTTCCTCTTCAATAGGTTCAACTACTACTTCTTCAACTACTTCCTCCTCACTAACTCCGTCAGGACTTAGTCCACTGAGAAGATCATTTATATCATCTTTTAATTCTTTAGTCATAACAACCTCCAAAAAAGTTATCTTGCTATCTTCACCCATTGAAGACAGCATATTAATTATGGTTTAAGACTTCTAAATATCTCATACCAAGTCCCATTACCAGTTCCCTGAATACCGCCATCGTTATAGAAAGCTATAATATCACCAGCTCCTACATTAAAAGTAGTTATTGCAGTTGGTTGTAACAAAACTATATTATCACTAGTATCAAAATTAAATGTGCTTCCATTAGATCTAAAAATCTTTAACATACCATTCTGACCATTTGCTATAGTGGCAATAGTTGGAAGAGCCGCTGTTGCAACAATAGTTATTTCTAAATTAATATCTAATAGATCAGTTCCATCTACACTTCCAATTGTTAGAGTAGTCTGAGCAACTGATAACGTAATATCATTTGTTATAGCTAAGGCAGACAAAGCTGCAATAGCCGTCTCGTTATCATTAACAGCATCTCGAGTCTCTCTAACAATACCTGCATGAGTGTCAGCAAATCCACTATCAGTAGGCTTAGTAATATCAAGCGTCATTATCTGTATCCTCCGTCTCTAATCTTTTACGTTCTATATCTCTACTATTCCCTAAAGCTAATTCATGAAGAACAGTAAATATTTCCTTAACCTCTTTAAGATTCCTAATCCTACCTTTAATCATATCACCAGTTATAGGATCACCTTCTAATTTCTCCAGAGCTTTCTCAGGTAGAAGAATTAAAGATAAACTCTCCTCAAGTCTAAGATCAATCTCGTTTTGAAAATCTATAAATATAACTGTATCCATAAAATTTTCAACTTGTTTAGGAGTGCTTCTTATAGCTAATTCTTTCATATCTGTTCCTCCACTGGTACTAAATTTCCACTCTGAACTCCCTTATCAATATCACCCTGAGACTTAATTTCAGGAGCTATAGTCCCACCCTGTTTAACAAACTGATTAACATCTTTAGCTCCTAAATTACGTGCTATATGTTTAAATATTCTAACAATATCAAACTCGCCTGCTAACTCTTCATTAGCAGTAATCTTATCAAACAGAGTTATCCAGTCTCCTGCAAAATTACCTCCTGGAACACTTCCATCTCTAATAATTATATCATAGTCTATAAGCAAATCCTCTGGAGTTACTTTAAGTCTACCACGATCATTAGTGAGATTATCTACCCCATACTCAGCCATTAAAACATCTTGCCATTCTCCAGTTACCTTAACATAAGTATCTTTAGACATTAACTGTTGAGTATTTTTAGCAAAAAGTTCACCAATATCTTGCATACTTTGTAAGCTGATTACTCTCGCTATACGTTCAATTCTAGAAAAAGCACCAGTCTGTGTACCCTGAAACTCTTTAGATGTAAGTCTATCAGGCCCACCTTTTCTAAGACTTCCCTGCATAGCACTATCAGTAGCTCCAGTCTGCTGCATTAAATTAACTAAAAATCCTACATCAGCTACATTAGCTTTAGTTATATCAGTAATCTTAAGTTGTTGAATAGCATTCTTAACCCCCTGTCCCCAGACAGGTCTACGAGTTCTAATTATTTTTCCAGGTTTTGGATCTTTAACATCATTAATATTAACCATGAAAGGATCAACTATAAGCATATCATTAATAGCTTTTCTAACATTCTGAATATGAGAATTAAAAAGCCAGTTAACAGTCTCCTGTAACCCATCCATTATTTCAAGTCTACTAAGTGGAGTAGAACTGTATCCATCAAACTCAGGTGCACATACACCTATTGAAAACTTATTATGATCAAAAGCTGCAGGCCTAGCTTTTATAATAACTTCATCAGCAGCTAATCCAAATAACCATTTTTCAGGATTTTCATTATCACCAAGATTAAGTTCACTAGGTATAAGTTTATCATACATCCAAATAACATCAGTAGGACTTGTTGAACTTTCTGTTCCATCCGCACTACGTTTACTTATACCAGTTTTTCTATTTCTACTTGAATCATCTCCTGGAAATATACTAGATCGTTTATACCCTAAAGAAGCTAAATACTTAACATTAAACATATCATCATCAGTGTTTTCTGATGTTAAGAGGTCTTGGTAATTAGTTGGAAATACCCAACCTACATATTCTCCCTTCTGAGGTTGATCTATACTAACATTTACATCTGGTAGATATAAATAAGGATCTATATTATTTAGAGCATTTCCCTCAAAAAGAACTGCATTCTCTTCTATCTCTCTTCCAGTTTTACCTAAAAGACTAGACATTCTAGCTTTCATACCAGTTTGTTTCGTTACTCTAGTTCCAGTAACAGTTTCCCAGAAAGGTGTAACAGCTCCAAAGCCATATACTAAACTATCCCTAAATTGAGTATGTAGGTTTAAGCCTACTTTGTTTTTATTACAATGTAGAAAGATAATCTTTTCAAGTAATATAGCTCCTATAATATCCTCTGGACTATTCCCCTCATAACGAAAATAAGGTTCCTGAATAAGGGCGTTAGTTAAATAAGCCATTAGTGTTTCAAGAATAGTATAAGAATAAGGAAATACTATACTTACTGGTTTTCTAGAATCTTTATCCTTAACACGTTTTTCACTTGTACTAAGATCTATATAACCAGTAAGAGTCTTATCTAATTTATTCCAAGACTTATGACGATTAGCCATTACTCTAGCACTAGCATTAGCTTTAAGTAAGATTCTAGTCTTAAGCTTTTCATGAAGAGCAGAACCTGGTTTTAAATCTAATCCTTCAGGATATTCATAATCATGATTAACAGTACTTAAAGTACTATTTCCTGATCTACCTCTTATATTTCCTGATAAATTAATTGGCATACTATTCTTCCCTCTTATATTGAGTAATTAGCAGAAAGTTTCTTTTCTGCTTTTAGCTCTTCAATAGCCTGAATCCTTGCAAGACTCTCAATCCTCTGTTTAATTAAAATAGAATCTGCTCGCCTATCATTTCTTTTATTAAAGAATTCTTTAACTTCGAGAGCATCACTATCCAATTCATCAAGAGGAACTCCTCTGTTCTGTAAGCGTTTAAAAACACCACTTATTATACCATTACTATATCTTTCAACAAATACCTTTTCCATAATCTATTCCTTTCCTCTACTGTCAAGCCACCCGATTGTTGCAATATCAAACTCGGTGCTTCCTCCTGAAGATCTCGCTTCAATCTGGCTTGATGTATCAGTATAAATGTTAGTAATCTGAACTATAGCACTCTGCCCAGCTCCGTCTGTCGCTGTTGTAGCTAAAGGCCCAGCAGCATCGGCGGGAGCTTCATCGTCGATATCTGGTGATCGAACGTAGACCAGCCTCTTATTCCCTCCACCATCATCATCAATATGCGCGTTCATAATAGGCCACGTGACAACCTCGTTAGGAGTTGACAACGCATAAACAAGGGCAGTTGTTGGAAGAACATTTGTCGAAACATCGAGTGGCGGATCATCCCAGTAAAATCTATCATCTACCTGTTTAAATCCAATAATATTAGCTGATCCATCCGTAAGTACTGAACCTATTCTTCTATAATTTGTAAATCCTGCAACTACTACTGCCGCAGTTGCTATAAGATTTGCTGCAGTCACACTGGTATCAAATCCATAATCACCCAGTAAAGTTCCATCAGCATCACCTAGAGCAAATACATGATACCATGTATCATTTCCAAGACTAACTCCAGCTGATCTACCTCCAGCAGCATCACCTACAGCCCAGGGAGCATCTATCTGTTTAACTAAAGTTGCAGTTTGATATATACGTCTATCATTATCTCCACTACCAACACCCTGAATTATATTAATATCATGATCTGCATCAGCCCCAACAGACATTATAAATCCAGAAAGATAACCTCTAAGAGATACACCAGTAGAGCCTGTAACTACTAAACTTCCTCCAACAGTTAAATCTCCATCAATAACACCATCATCAGTGCTATAAAGATGTTCAGCTTGAACTGTAGTATCAGAAGTTATACTTCCAACTGATGTAATAGTCCCAGTAGAGGCAATAATTGCCGCTGTTAATGTACCTGCTGTTAATGTAATATTCCCTGCTGCCGAGATATAATTTCCAGTAATAGTTATACCTCCAGTTGAAACTAAAGCTAATGCACTAAGAGTTCCAGCAGTGAGAGTTATATTACCTGCAGCACTAGTCATATGACCAGTTAAAGCAAAAGCTCCTAAAATTGCTAAATCATTATTTATTATAACATCATTGACAAAAGTTACATCTGCAGCCCCTCCAGTCCATACACTTAAAACTATAGTATTATCACTAAATGTATAAGTTCCAGCTCCAGTAACTATTAAAAAATCACCTGCAAAAACTTCACCGCTAAACGTAACGTTAAATGCTCCAGTGGTTATTTCCATATTTCCATAAAGAAATATATTAGTAGTCGTAGCAGGTACAACTAAATGAGCTGTAAGAGTAGAATTAGTATCATAGACTAGAGATACATTATCTGTACTAATAAAAGCTACTGCTGCTGCAACTGTATCAAACCAAGATAGTTTAAGTATAGATCCTGCCTTAAAACTTAAAGTTCCAGTACCCGCAAGAAACTGTCCTGGCCCAACATCTATATTATCAACACCATCAAAAGTAAGAGTATAACCTGCGCTGATAGTAACAATAGCTCCATTAGCTCTTATAAGCTTAATGTTATCAGTGATAGTTACATCAGCCCCTATAGTCTGATCTTCTGTTATTAATATCTGTCTTTTATTTACTGCTCCAATAGCAGTAACTAAAGTTGCTAAATCTGTAAAACCTCTAAGATCAATAATAGGTGCAGATAAATCTGTTATGATTACATCTGGAATATATTCAGCTCTTGCCATTTTAACCTCCTAAAAGAAAATAAGCAGTAGTTAAAGCTATACTTATAGTAGTACTAATTATTATAGTACCCCAAGGGACACTTATAATAGTTTCTCTTATAGTATCCTTTTCATTATTCTTTAAGTATACTCTAGTATTTTTAGTTATCCTTATAAATTTCATTACACAGCCTCTTTATTTATATATTCACCCAGCCACTTAAAGCCCCTAAGGCAGTTACAATACCACCATCATAAGTTAAAACTCTTGACCTATATTGAAATCCTATAGCTCCAGCACCTCCAACCTGAATATTAGTGATCATAGTTAAATTACCACTAATCCCAGTACCTCCAGAAGCTTCAAAACTAGCTGCTGTTATATGACCTGAAGCTGTTACATTATTAGTTTCTATATCACCATCAGTATCAACTGCAAGGGGATACTCTGCATCATCATAGATAATAGCATTTTCAATGGGGCCTAGTTTTATAAATCTTGCAACCATATTTTATACCTTGCTGTATTCATCGATTGAACGTAGCAACTTAATTATTCACGACTTTCTTTTATAGCTATAATAATTCTCTGCTCACTTTCTATTATAAGTTTATCAACTTCTAAATCTTTTATAGTGCATAAATCATTATGTTTATCTTTAGTTAAAACTATTTCTTCTATATGATTAAGCTTATTATTTTGAACTTTAGTTGTAATACCCATACAAGCTAATAAAAAAGTTCCTATACTAACTAAACTTACCCAGATATTTAAATCACTTTCTGTACTCATGCAGTTCTCCATTCTTCCAGAAGTTTATCATTCTCATTCTCAAGTTCCTCGTAGTCATTTTCTATATTCTCTGGAATCTCATCATCACTAGGATCAAAATAATAAGCCATTTTATCCATTAGATAAGTTATGTAAGCTGTAGCATCCATAACATCCCAGAGTTTAGATCTAGGAAATGTTAAAAGTTGTTTTTCTAATGGCAGACAGTTATTCTTATTATGATACATATAGCCTAAACGATAATTAGGAGCAAGTCCCGCTATTCTATGCTCTTTTTTACCAGTTGCATTAAGCTCTACAAACATTGGATATATGTTTCTAACTCTCATCTCCGATTCAATCGGTTGAGATATCCAAAGGTTTAGAGAGGTTACTTCAACTGCAAGAATCCGAGCATTATACATAAGGATCATATTGAACATAGAATCTAATAACTCATCTGGTAACATCTTCCTAGAGTCTATATCCCTAACAAATATCTTATGAGTTCTTCTATCTATACTAATACAAACAACAGCACTTTCAGCACTATGAAGTTTAACAGTTTTTGCAGGATCAACTATAATAACCGTGATTAAACTTCGAGTAGAAATAGTTTCTGTATTATCCTTTTCATATATTTTAAGATTACCTACTTCCTCAGTAAAGTATTTAAAATATTCTAGTTTAAAAACTGCATCTTCAGTAGATATAGGTAAATTCATTCTTTCACGATAGAATAAATCCAGTTTACCTTTTGCCCTATGTTCCTCAACCTCAGCTTTAATTTCCTCTGTGGTCATATAAGCTGGATCATATGAATTATATTTATCATCACATATACTAAGATGTATAGATTTCCATTCTGAAGAATCTAATAACATCTGTAAAAGACAATTTTCATGTTTTATAGTATCTATATATATAAAAATAGTAGGCTCTCCATATTTATCTTCAGTTTTCATTAAATCTGAGAAGAACCAATCCTCTGTCTTTTCCCTTATAGCTTCATTCTTAACTTCTTCAGCATCTTCTAAGTCATCTATTATAATAAGCTGTGGACGTTTACCTTTCCAGTTTAATCCACGAACCTGTTGACCACTCCCACGAGGTAGGACAAATGTAGATCCAAATGCTACCCATGCAGTTTTAGAAAATGTTTCATCTATTCCATCATAGTTATTTATTTTAATATTACCAAAAAAGTTTCTAATTATACTATTAGTCATTAACTCACGCTTGATATTCTCAGTCTGCATTTCCGCTGAAGTAGCTGAGTTAGATACATATGATATAAATTCTTTATCTCTATAAAGAATCCCTTTAGCTGCTATAGTTCTTGCTATTGTCGTTTTACCTATTCCACGAGGAGCCGCGATGGCTATCTTATTATGGCCAGAGTCTATAAGATCAAATATCTGGTTATGCAAGATAGAAAACGGAGCAGTAAATAAATCAGGAAAGAAAGCCTTAGATAAGGATTTCGTACTGAGATAACACTGCTCCATTAACTGTTGTATTTCAGGATCTGTTTTATCTAAAGTTATATCCAATACTAGCCTCCAAAAAGCTGCATTGTTACAATATCTATTGAAAAAGCTATGGCATTAAAACCAACAGCCGAGCCTATAAACGGGTAGTTTGTTCCTGCTGGAAACTCAACGATTCCACTATAAGTAGCTTCGGTTGTTGTAGGTGTAAATGTAAAGGAATCAGGAATACCGCCTATACCATCTGTAATAGCAAAACCTAAAGGTGTAGAAGCCATACCACCAACTGATAAAGGATCAAGTGTAGATTTAATAGTTACTTTATATTTACCTGCTGGCAGACTTGTAAGCATTATCATGCCCTCAGTACCACCATTACCAAGCATATATGCTTTATCGGCTACAGTACTGTTTACATCAAAAGTTGCTAAACCACTATTAACCCAATTACCTGCGCCGGAAAAGTCTGAATCCGTTCCGGTTATAATACTAGCGCCAAGAGATGGGACTGAACCTTGTTTAAGATTAGCATTAAACATCTGGTTATTACCAGGCATAATTATCGGATATCCATCTGTTATATTTTTACTAAACATTATGATAAATTTGTCCCTATTTCATAAAATGGAGTTACGTTAATAATAGCGGCATTTTGTTGTGTTTTATTTAGAAACCTAAATTCTCTAATAGTCTTAGAGTTATTTAATACTAAACTATAAGTATCATAAAGAGTATGCCCTAAACCGGTTCCAGCTACTGGTGCAGGATCTGTATTAAAAGCAAACTTTACATCATAAGTCTCAGCCGTTATAAGTATTGATATAGGTGATTTGTTATTTATTTGCACTATAGCATTAGCCAAAGTTTGTACTACATCTGTACAGACTATTCTAGTAGTAGTACCTGGAATACCCTCTATATTCATCATTAATTTCATTATTTAATCCTCTAAACATTTATAGTACGAAGTTCAGATATTCCCTCTAAAATGCCTTTAAGATAATGCTGATAATTTTCTAAGAGTTCTTCAGCATCCTCTTTTTCCATCTCTACGGAAAGTTCTAGAAACTTAATACCTTTGTTAATATATCTCTGTGCCTTAGCATCTATTTTATCTCTCTCTGTTAAAAGCTGAGTTATGCTTTTTAAAGTTCCTGCAATAGAACTAGGCAAAGCAAATAAACTAAGTTCATTAATATTTTTATCTACTGCATTAAACCAAACTGTTAATTCTCCCTGGTTTTTATCCTGAAGTAAATAAGTAGCTGTTCTATAACCAGCCTCATTTAAACCTAATCCAAGAAAAGCTGGTCTTATGCTAATAGAACTACATCCAATAAAAAATCCAACTAAACAAATCACAAGTCCTAATACTAAAAATTTCATACTAAATCTCCTGTTCTTAAAATATTTATATTATTCCGAGCTCGAATACCTGCTTGTCGATAATACAAACTATCCTTAAGCTCGTCTCCAGCTAACTCAAAGTCCTGTACTTTAAGTGCAGCTAGCATACGTCTAAACTTTTTAACCTTTTCTATTCCCATATTAAAAAGCAAGTCGATGATTACTATTTTACGAATAGAATCAAGAGTTAGTTCCAGTAACTTATATTCTCTTCTAGCCTTAGCATAATCCATCTTAAAGAATATATGAGAAACTATCTTAGGAACCTTAGATCCATTTCTAAGGTAATGTCCCCAACCTGAAGTAAGATTACCTAAAGAGTCTTTATATATTAAATCTCTATAACCCTCATTCTTTTTTATATACTTAGCTCCAAGTTTATAGCTCATTTTGCTCCTTAGCAATATCTATAACTACACAATTTTGCATGGCACTATCTTTTATTTTAGAAAGATCATCTGGTGTAAAATGTAAATGAGTATTCTGTGATCTTATGTTCTGAGTAGGTTTACCAACTTCTCTATCCATAACTTTGTTACTTTCAGCTAAGATAGTTTTAGCATCTAATTCTTCTCCATGTACAAAGCCAGTTTCAATAGCTTCCTCTATATTCTTAAGGGCTAATGGAGCTAACGTAGCTACTCTCTTCTGTAAAGAAATAACATCAACATCTGCAGATGCGCTCATTAAGGCTAACTCTTCTTTTACTACTGGAGAGTTCCTAACGGCTGAAACAGTTGCTACTGAGCATCCTAGATCTTCTGCTATAATATTATTTTTTGTACCTAAGAAAAGACGTCTTTTGATTTCATGATGTAGTTCTTGAAGTTCTGTGACCTGCCAAGAATTATTTCTACCAGTCTTTCTTTTATCTCTAAAATCATCAGGACTGATATTATCTCTACGTGCTTGAGCTACTAAAGGATTCTTAGATGCTACTTCTTTTTGAAAATCCCCTAAAAGTTCTTTAACCTGATTTGACATAATTAATTCTCCAATTTCTATTCAAGTATAATTCCACCCTAACATATACATTAATATAAGTCAATGTATTTATATACATAATTCATCCATCTAATAACACCCATATCCTAACACCTCCAAACCTAATAACACCCTTGCTACGCATATAAATACATATATGTGGGACTTATTTGAAAAACTGAGAAATTTTATATAGGTACTAGATTTACGCGCGCTTTTTTAAATTTTCCCCATTACGTTTTTTTCATAAATAACTTGCTTTTTATATAAGTTATGGTATAATGAAGTTAAGATAAATAACTTTTAAAGGGGATTAACATGGTATTAACTTTTAAGATTAAAAAACAACTTGACGAATATGTTATAATTACCAAACTTGATAACATACGTATCGAATCAAAATGTTATTATACGGATAACTTGCAAGATGCAAGAATAACAATGCAAAGTATGATCAATCAAGAATATCGAAAAATAAGCATCACAAGAATATAAGCTTGAATAACTCAAGCTTAAAACCACAATGAGGAGAATTAAAACATGGGTATATTAAAACTTGATGAAAACGGCGACCTGGCAAAGGGAAGTATTATAAGTAAAGCATGGAAAACCACCCTTGATATTGAAACGGGAGAAAGTATTAAGATGAGTATGCAAGTTGACTTATCCGGTATGTCAATCGATCAACTTGTTGAGAAAACAATGGGAAGTCTTATTATAACGAGACAGGCGCAAGAAAGAAAGGTAACTTTGGAAACGCTCAAGCAAGTTAATAATGGCGTTATACATTATTCAATGATGGGAAAAGCAATCAAGGACCCCATTAAAGAGCGTGAAGAAGTATATAACAACGTTGAGACAATGCCAAAAGCGGATATCATTGCATTACATGCAAGGATTGCAAAACTTATACAAAGTTAAATTCTTATCTTGCTTATAAGTTTAAAAGCTTATAAGTAAGAATAAGAAGTTAAACCGAGTAACTTAAAAGGGGAATATGACTTATGGCACACACACTTAAAATAAGATTATTTAATGTTATTGAAATTGAAAACGATCATGGGCAATTTGCAATACATACGCACGGTGGGAATATAACTTATTTCGACGATTATGGAGTTGAAGTACAAGTACATTATGCCAAAGATTTTAAAGATATACTTTGCGTTGAAGTTTTTATAAGTTAAAAATTGAACTTGTATATATTTTATAAGTATATACAAGTATGAGTTTTTAAAATAACACACTTATAAAAGGAATAAGCTTATGGAAAAAACCGTTGATGAAGCATTGAAGCAAGATACGGAAAAACTTAAAAAAGTACACATGGATATTTTCAACTTGCAAGAAAAAATAAATCCGTTAATAGTTTTGCGAAGCAAGTTAAGAGTATTAGTTGAGGAAAAACAGAGAGAGATATTTATCAGAGATAAGGGTATAACTATATGTAAAAGCAAGTTGGAAAAGGGAGTTAAGAAAAAAGACAGTATTGAGGATATAGTCGGAAAAGTCAGCAAAATGACACAAGATGAAAAGAGACAGTTTTTAATTATGCTAGAAAAGCGTAACTTGTAACCCAATGTAACCGTGTAACCCGTAACTTGTAACCCAACCGGTATATATATATTATAATTGAATGAAGCAAGATATGGAGGTTAGATATATTCTCAACTTGCTGTGTTCAATCCTTCCAAATGGGGGGGGGATGGGTTACGGGTTACGGGTTACGGGTTACGCATATACAAGATAAAAAAAGAAGTATTGGTGTTAATAGCTATAAAAGGAGACAGTTATGGAAATAAAAACTATTAAAGACGAAAAGATTAAAGAAGTAGTTGGAAAAGGATTAGATGAATTTTGGGCAGAAATTGTTAAAGCCTATCCGGAAATAACTACGGGAGATTTCTGTGCCTTTATATATTCTCGTTTTGAATCACATGCGGAGAATATAGTTGATTTATGGATTAGAATGAATACATCAGATTAAAGGGAATAGTATGAAAAAACTATTAAGGATTAATAGTAAGGGTATAAGAGTTTATGAAGAAGAGGCTAAGGAGTTTAAGTTAGAAGAGTTCTTCTCTAAGGGTGAGCTTAGTAAGGGGGAGATAGCTCGGTTATACTTAGTATATGCTTCTTCTAATAATATCCAAGAGTTAAGGGATAAGTATAAAGAAGCTTATGGGCGGAGTTTAGATGAAAGGTTTTAAACTAAAAAGGGAGAAAGTTATGGAGATTACTATTAGATTGAATGAAACTGAGATATGTTATTTATTTGAGGAATTAGATACATTATATAATGCTGATATGATTCCAGTTTGGTTTACCACACTAGATAAATTTTATGCTCTTTTACAACAGAAAGTAAAGGAAATTAGAGATGAAAATATCATATAGTAAATGGCACGAATGTACTTCTTGTTTAGATTTTCATGATTTAGATAATAAAGATACAGAGAAGGGTGAAAAATGTAATAAAAGGATTAGTATATATTTTAATAAACTGGCAAATGAATGTTCTAAATGTAAACATTTAGAGCCATTAAGTGCTATATTTCAATAACTACTAGGAGGAAATTAGAGATGGAAATAATTAAAAAAGTTTTAATGCAGAGAGATGGAATAACTGAAGTATATGCCTCTGATATAATTGAAATAGCCGTCGATGAATTAGATGAATTAATTAAAGATGGGGATATTACAGAGGCAATGAATATCTGTGAAGAACATTTTGGTCTTGAGGAGGATTATTTAGAGGAGTTAATAAAACTATTATAAGGAGAGTATGTTATGGAAACTAATAAACTTAATAGAAAGATAATCTTAAACGATGAGATTATTAGTAACTTACACAAGCGGATTGGTAGACTAAAGGGGACGTTAGTTCCACTTACAAGTAGGTTAGAGGGGCTTATAGAAGAAACTCTTGAGTTAAAGAAAGATCAGTTTATAAGAGATAAGAAAGTTACAGTTGTTAGGAAGAAAAAAGCTCCTAAGAAGAGGGCTAGAGTGTCAACACGTGAGAGGGAGTTAGCTACTATGCAAAAGTTTCTGGATAAAATGACTAAATTAACTCCAGAAGAATTAATTCCAATAATGCACATCGTTAGAAAGGGATATGATTATGACGATGACTAAAGCATTAAATAGGAGAGGTTTAACAGAGGAGAGGTTTAAAACTGTGGTTGAAGCTACTGCAGATCGTTTAGGGTTTATGGCTACTATTGATTTCCAGACTAATGGAATTAACTTAGAGGAAATGGCTAGTGGTATTCATTTTAATGTTATAGACTGTGCAGAAGAGTGCTATAAGATGATAGAGATAGAACTCGATGCTATAGGAGATTAGAGTTATGGAAAATATATCTATTAAAGAAAGTAGAAAGATGGCTAAGCAGATTATAATAAGTGTAGTTAAAAAATCTGAAGTTGATGAATCTGTTTTATTTATACTGGCTTCCTTTTGTACTGCAATGGCTAAGGCAGGTTCAATAGAAGGAGCTCCTAGTATACTCGTTGAAGTTCTTACAGATATACATGAAAAGTTAGACTCAGTTATGTCTAGAGGTAAAACTATACATTAAACCTTGCTACGTTCAATCGGTGTATGTAGCAATTTAAGGAGGTAACTAAAATGCTAAGACCTAAAAGAATAATCCGTCTATGGGAATTTAGCACAGAGGTACAGACCTGGCTAAAGATTAGAGATATTAATTACTCTTTGGAGAACTTGCTATATTGGGCTTCAGAGGGTTACATGTGTCAATGTTTATAAGAGGGAATAGTTATGAGAAAGCCAATTTATAAGATAGTAAGTATAGATAAATGTGGAAATTTGTGCAGTCAATTTGCCACTAGTAAATATAAAACTACTTACCAAATAGGAAAAGTTACAAAAGCTAAAAAAAATAGTTTAGGTCTATTTTGTTTTAGAACTTTAGAACAGGCTAAAGGGTGGTATAGAGCATCTGGAACTTCTCACTATTGTAAATATATAATTAAAGTAGAACCTATAGGTAGAGGTAAGAGTCCTAAAAGTATGGGTAGTTTTAAAGATTTAGGACGTTATTATAAGTATCCAAAGGAGTTTAGACTAAATCCTCCAGTTGATACTATATGCTATCCTGCCGTTAAAGTATTAGCTATAGTTAAATAATTAAAATCTTATAAGGAGAAACTATTATGAAAACAGATTATCCAGAATTAGAGAGAAAGGAAGTAAAGTATGCTTCAGGTAGTACAGTATCTGCAGGAATAGTATCTGGCTGTAATTACCATATAGGTATTACAATTCAGCATGCTTTTGATCATGAAATATATCTATTATGTTTAATAGGTAGAAGTAGTCCTAGGTTTAAAGATGTTGGTAATGCAGTGTCAAATTCAAACTATCGTAAAAGATTTCATTATATAGTTAAAAGTATCCAAGAGGGGTATTTTAATGCTCAAAAATATTTAGAGTATACAGGTAGAGGTATTAGCTCACTATATATAGAATGTCAACAACCTTCAGCAAAAACTTGCCCATATAATACATAGAGTAAATAACTCTTTCTACTTGACAAAGGATTTTTTATATGATATGGTTTATTATAAAGATATTTTGGAGAAAATATTTATTTCACACAGTTATAAAACAAAACTAATTTAAAACAGGTAAAAATATGCCAAATACGTATGTAGCCAGTTTGCGTTTAAACGCTAGGGTCTTAGCTTCTATTTACAAGAGCTTTATTAAATCAGGAGTTGAGGTTAATTCTATTAATGAGTTAGTTAGATTAAGTCTAAACTCTTATTTAGAGTTTTTAGTAGAAATGGATGTTATAGATAAAATCGACTTAGAGGATGAAGCTTGGAATATCCTTAACAATGCTGGTCTTATAACTAAAAGAGCTAAGGAGTCAAATAAAACTATTTTAAGAAAAGTATTACAGATAGAATCTATGAAAGGAGATTCTATGCAAGAGTATATAGATGGGAGAAAGATTACTAAGGGAAATCAACAGGGATTTAAAAAGGATAGTCCTGAAGTTTTAAAAGCTTTAGAAATGTTAAATAAGGAGGATTAGAAATAAATGTAGATAAATAAAAATAACTAAAACTTTATAAGGAGATTAAAAGATGTCTAAAAAATGTAAAATAAAGTATCTTAGAAAAGATTCAAATAAATTAAATACTGGTACTGTACTTCCTATACTTCCATTAAAAGAAGCTATTACTTTAGCTAGAAAATGTAATGTACAGTATGAAGCAGCTAATCATTGGGTAGTAGATGCTGAGACAGATGAAGTTTTATGGGAAAGGGAGGATGATATAGATGCTAATACCAGAAACTAAGATAGACAAGTTTGTGGATTTTATCAGAGGAGCTTTAGCAGTTATTATATTAATAGCGTTTATAATAACTATAATACTAACACTTATATCAGATAACTTTACATCTTGCTTCGTTCAATCGTTGAACGCAGGAGAGATGGTTAGGAGATAAAAAATGACAGAAGCTAAAAGCTGCGGTAATTGTGGTAATGGTAAAATAGCTACTAATATATCTTGTAGTACTAATAATCCAGAATTATTTCACTCCTGTGATTATTATGATAACTGGGAACCAATATCTATAAGAAAAGATTGTACAACTTGTTCTGAGGGGCATAGACATCATCCATCAGGTGCATTTTGTCATGTAAGAAATCCTATAGTAATAGATGATTGTAATTATTCTAATAATTATAAACACTGGAAACCAATACCATCACCAATAACTAAAAAGGAGAATAAAGAAATAAAACCAACTAATGAAGAGATAATAAAGGCAGTAACTATAGATATTGAAAGGTGGGAGAAAAGAAAAATCGGTAAGATTATTACTGATGATTGTAGTCTATGTCGTATATTTAAGTATAATAATGGTGGTGGACCTAATTGTGATATGTGTCCTTTTCCTATAGATTGTTTTACAGGTCCTAACTCATGGACTGCATTAAGAGACCATTATAGTCGTGAGCATTTACAGTATGATAGCAAAATTACAGGTAATATTGACTATAGTTATATTAGAGGTTTTGCTAACTGCTGTGATTCATATTTTGATGATTTACTAAGTGATCTTAAAATTATTAAAGAGAAGTCTAGTAAACCTAAAGAACCTACTTATAAGATAGGTGATTTAATTATGGATATATCAGATTCTAATAATTATATTTATACAATAGTTAATCTGGGATATGAGAATTCTATGTGTTGTGTAGGACTTTTAAGAGAGAATAAAATATCTATAGGTTTAACGCTTATAATGGGTACATCATCTATAAAAGTTCAGAATCAAGAAAAGATAACTCAGCAGGAAGCAGATAAACTCTGTAGAGGAAAAGCTATACATTGTAAGAAGAAAGGAGAAAACTATTATGCGCTCACCCTGTAGAGAATGTTCAAAAATCTATGACAACAAAGATGAATGTGTAGATACGTGTCCTATACTAAAAGCATTCCAGAGTCATTTACTCACTAATCGTGCCGGATTAGAAACTATACATCAGGATATATATACTGTTAGTTTACAAGGACAACGCTATTTTGGAAAACATTAAATTTAACATTGACAACCACAAGATATTATATTAAAATAATAACATCTTTATGGAGAAAAGATTATCTATTCAAAACGTCTTTCTGTAAATACATTAAACTACTTGACAAAGAAATTCCGTTGTGTTATAATGGTTTTAACACTGAGGAACGCAGGCATGGTGCTTGCAATATAAATGCAGTATTATTAATCTTTCTATAATAAGGAGAACTAAATATGGAAATTTCTGCAAAAACAAAATTAGGTGATGGTGATGATGCGCAGGTTATTGAAACTACTTGCACATGGAAAGACATTACAACACTGGCAGACCTTGTAGAGGTTTGTGGTGGAGGAGATGTTGGTGAGGGAGTTGTACTCTCTAATGCAATAGCACAGATTACTGTGGCAATCCAGGCACGGATTCGTGGTATTGTAAAAGCAGGTGGTGATCCACAGGCTATGCTGAATGAGTATGTTCCTGGCGTTAAATCTGCTAGATCTTCTATATCTACCGAGGACAGAGCTGTAGCAATGTTCGCTGGTATGGATGCTGAAGCACGTGAGGCTTTTATTGCGAAACTGAAAGAAAAAGCTGAGGGTTAAAAGTATTATAAGGTGCTTTCTACAGCACTCATAATATTTTCTCCGAGTAGGAAGAGGGCGGTTAGGGTGTTTAGTTATATCCGAAGCTGGATGAACCTCTTCCTACTCAACCACATAAGATTAAAAATAATATAAGGAGAGTGTCTAATGAATGATACTTGTATGTTTACTCATAGATGTAATAATCATGCACCTATTTCAAATTCCTACAGTTGTAACAAACCTAAGTTAGAAAATCTCATAGATGAACGAATCCAGATAGCTCTTAAACATATGGCTTCTAAAGCTTATGTTAGAGATAGAACTAATACTATTATGAATCTGTATATTAAAGATCATAAAACAGAACTGCCAGTAAACCATAAAGTTAAGGTATGTTTTAAATCTGGTAAAAAACAGTATACATATCATACTAACATTAAACTTAAACAGGGTGATTATGCTATAGTAGAAAGTCCCTATTCAGGTTTAGAAGTTGTTAAGGTTATGTGTAATAGTAGAAAATATGATCTTAAACCCTTTAAAAGCATAATCCAAAAAGTAGATTTATCTAACCATAAAGAAAAAGTTGTTACTTGTCTATATCATGCTAGTATTAATTGTGCAGGTTGGAAAACTAATAGCTTAGGGTGTAAAAATAGTTGTAATCATAATACTAAGGAATAACTAATATGCCTACTTGTTTTTATGATAATAACTATTGTCGTCATAGAGAGGAGTTGTTAGATCATAAGCTTCTTTCTATCCAATGCTCTAAATGTAAGAGAAATATAGGGATTATATAATATGGGAAAACGTGCAGGTATAATGTTATGATATCCTTTTGAAGAAAAGCGTTTAGCTAAGTGGAAGTATCCAGTTATAGTCCAACCTAAGCTTGATGGTGAGCGTTGTCGAGCCATAGTTAAAAATCACAAAGTTACTCTTTTGTCTAGTGAGGAAAATGAGATAACAAGTGTACCTCATATTAACGACTGGTTAAACCGTACCTGTAATGATATAGAGCTAGATGGAGAACTCTATACACATGGACTTAGTTTTGAAGAAATTCATTCCAGAGTTTCAAGAACTAAGAATATCCATCCTGATCATAAGCAGATTCAATACCATGTTTTTGATATAATAGATGAACGTGAACAGTATGTTAGATTAGATTATCTTAATAAGCTAAGAGACTCTCTATCTATTAAGGTAGTTAAGTGGTATGCTGTTATAGATTTTAGTGGATTAATGGAACTGTATAAACATATTTTAGATCAAGACTATGAGGGGATTATAGTTAGACACCCGACAGCTTCTTATATCCGCAAGCGTTCTATCTATATGATGAAGTTTAAACCTAAGAAAGATGATTGGTATACTGTAGTTGACTATAAAGAGGAGATAGATAAAGATGGAAATCCTAAGAACTCTCTTGGCGCTATTATTTGCACTAGTGATGGTGGGGATAGGTTCTCAGTTGGTAGCGGTTTTACTAGAGCTAATCGGGATAAATACTGGCTCATGCGAGAGGGGTTAGCAGGCATGCTTTGTCATGTCCAGTATCAACATATAACTCCTGGCAAAGGCGTACCTAGATTTCCAATATTTGTGGAGTTACATAGTATAGATAAATTATTCTAAAATAATATAAGGAGAGGCTAATATGGATAGTATATATAAAGGATTAGTTTATGATGAAACACTTAGGCATCAGACAGCACTAGAAGTATTAAGGCAAAAAATACCTACTATAGATTTAGTAAATAAACTCGCTAAAGAATGGAGTCCTAATAAAGAGTATATTAATGATTATACTAGATGGGCAACTTCAAGTTTTAATTATTCTATATATCTTAACTTAGGTCTACCAATAAATGAAAGTATTAGAAAAGAGGGGTTTATATTTCTGGAACATATATTAGATATAGATGGAATAATACCTGCATATCTTGGTAATGACTTCGAAGCAGAGTATCAAGTAAAACATAAAGGTAATTTTATTTATATTAATATAAAATCTTTAAACTGTAAATATAAAACAATTAGGAGAAATTTAATATGCTATTTTATTTAATAAACTTAGTTAAAAGACTATCCATAATATATCTTGATATATTTTTAATATTAGCATTACTACATTCGATAACTCTGAGAGTAACCAGTAGTAATGTTATAACTGAAAAAATCCTAGACATTTTCTTAACTTTATGTCTTTTACTGGGAGCTAGAACGATTATACTTTGCTGCCTTCAATCGGTGAAGACAGCATATAAAAAGATAACTAAAACTGACTAAAGGATGTGCTATATGAAAAAGAAAGTTTATATAATTAATAAGGGAACTCATGACTATTCAGCCGCAGATAAATATGGTGAGTTAGAATATTTAACAACTGGAAACTTCCATATCTTAAACACTTCTAATATGGCTAGAAGATTTATAGCAGGTTTAAAATTTTCAAAATCTTCTGATTACATAATGCCTTGTGGTCTTAGCATAATGACACTTATAGCCTGTGGAATTTTCATCCTAATGCACAAACGAATTAATCTTTTAATCTATATCACAAATAACACTGGTGAAGGAACTTATAAAGTTAGAACTCTTAATTTTAGGGATTTAACTCATGAGGTATAATAACTATATAAGAAAAAGGAAAAAAAGATATGATATTAAACGAGAGAATAGTAAAAGCGGCAAAAGAGAGTATTGAGAAATATCAGAAATGGATGGAGGGTGGTATTGAGGTGGGAAATAGTTCTGGTTGTGCTTTATGTGAATTTTTTAATGAGGGTACAATAGATGGTTGTGTCAAATGCCCATTTCCAAGATGTGGGGATAAGGGGACATCTTTTAATAAATTGAGAAATCATTGGTACGAGGAGCATAAAAAATACAATGGAAACAGCACACAAATCAAATGCGTTGGGAAATGCTGTATCCCTTATGGTGAGGCAGTAATAAAAGACCTGCAAGAAATAGTAGAAAACCACAGTGAGCCAGAGCAGACTTATAAGTTGGGTGATGTGTTTGGAAATAATGACAGAACGCGCAAAATAATACGTATTGGGCTTAATAAAATTGCATACATTAACCATCTTAACGAGATAGGGGTTCGTAATGATTTTTTAGATTATACCACCGAAGTAGATTGTATTTGTACTGAAAAAATAACCAAAGCAGAAATGGAGAGCGTAATTGGTAGTGGATGGACTCACATATCAGGACCAACATTTAAGGAGAATTTATGCACGTGGGGTTACGATATAGCTAAAAGCAAAACACATAAAATTTGTGGCAACTGTGATACTGTTCCGTGTGTTAGGGGTTCAGATGCTTATAGTGCTTGCAGAACAGCAAAGGAGAGTAAATAATTCCATTTGAAATTCAATCAAAAAAGAAATAGAGGTGTAACAATGACAGAATATAAAGACACAGGAAGCCCTCTTGTACAAGCTGTTGAGGAGTGCGCTGAAATAATTCATATCGCATGCAAGATAGATAGATTTGGATGGTTTAACTACCATCCAGACGATTTACACAAGACTCCTAATATAGAAGTTCTTGAAAGAGAAATGGATGATGCTGTCAGGGCTTTTGAAAAATTGGAAAAACATATCAAAAAAATAAAGGAAGCTGAATATGACAGAATATAAATGCAGTTACTTAGATGCTCTCGGATTCTGTGATTCTTACGATAAAAAAGCTAATGAGTGTAATGATCCTGCAAACAAAAACTGCCAATACAAAGCCGGATACAGGCAGTGCAAACAATTAAAATGTAAGGCGGTATAGTATGAAACTATTAGATAAAAAATATCCTATCCCAACTAACGAGACATGGGAGATTGTTGACTCTACTAAACTCCAGTGTTTTATGGACTGTCCTAGACGTTACTTCTATGAGTATACCTTAGGATGGCGACAAGATGTTACTAATAACCATCTGGTCTTTGGCTCTGCGGTGCATGAAGCTATGGAACATCTTC